CGTGATGAAATCAAGGCACGAATTGAGGCTCTTGGAGGAAAGGTAACTGGTTCTGTTTCTAAGAACACAAATTTCCTCATTAACAATGATGTGAATTCCACTTCCTCTAAGAACATGACTGCCAAGTCATTGGGGATTCCAATCTTGTCAGAATCTGACTTCATTCAGACTTTTGGAATCGAGTAATTGACAAAAAGAAAAAAATTTTGTATAATAAAATCGTAAAGATTAAGGATGAAAATTTTCAATGAAGAAAAAAGAACTCAAGAATCTGGCTGTAAAAATCGCTAAGTGCGAACGAATCATTCAAACGAGCGATGATAAGAAAGCCGTTCATCAAGCAGAAGAAGAAATTATGCGTCTCTCAAGTTCCGTCGATAGACTGGAAGATATGGTCGCTATTGACGAGCTTGTGATGGAACTGCTTGAGAAAAATTAAAAAAAATTCTTGACTTTTCAAAAATTTTTTGATATAATATTTACATAACCGAGAGGTTAGAAAATATAAACTAAAAAAATATTATTTATTAAGAAGGAGATTATTTACTATGGCTATGAAGGAAAATTCCAAGAAGGTTCTGAATTATTTGAAGGAGATTAACGGCGAGAACGTAACTGCTGCTGACGTTGCTGCTGCTCTGGGTCTAGAGAAGCGCTCTGTTGATGGCATCTTTACTTCCGCTATTCAGCGTAAGGGCTTGGGTGTTCGTACTCCCGCTGAAATCGAGCTAGAGGATGGTACTCACAAGCAGGTTAAGTTCCTGTCTCTGACTCCTGCAGGCATGAGCTTCGACCCTGACGCAACTGAAGAAGCTGCTGAGTAATTTTGACATATACTAAGGGGTAAGATATTAAATATCTTACCCCATTTTTCTTCCATATGGTGGAATTACTTATTTTTCTAATTTCGTTCATCTTGTCGTCCCTTATTACGGGATATGTTGTATATCGCATTCTGCGTCCCCGCATTCACGCGGCGCTGGAGTTGGATGCGCAGACTGCCAAAGAGAACGAAAGAATTTAGGAGTAGAATCGTTTAGCCGAAGAGGGCCGCATATGGCTTGAAGCTGAAACTAAACGACTAACAGAAGAAAATAGTAGGTTGTTGCTCCAAAAGGACTCAACCATTGAATAGATTAACACATTAAATAGTAGTATTACAGCTATGGAAAAGCAGGCTCAAGAAGCCGCAGATTTATTTTATAGTTCAAAAATGGAAGTCGCTCAAGAAAATCTGGCTCGCTCTTTGGAGCTTGAAGCATAGAAATATCAAAAGAATGTCGCTTCTTTTGAAGTATAGTATCAAGAAACCGTAGCTGGCTTGATGGAATAGTATAAAGCTCTTGAAGGAAATGTGGCTATTATGCGTGCTACAAACGATGCCGCAGTTGCCGCAGCCAAGAGAGCAGAAGAAATGAAAGACCAACAAGACTACTATCGCATTTAGCTTTCTGCCGCAGACCTCCACGAAATTGAGCTTCTGCGTGAGGTAGAACCTTATTTGCGTGATAAAGAACCTTTAAATAAGGTTATTTGGAAATGCTATTATGAAAAACCAACGACAGATATGATTGGTAGAGTTATTGGTTCTGGTGTTCATACTGGAATTTATAAAATTACTGAAATCTCTTCTGGAAAATGTTATGTTGGTTAGGCTGCCAATTTAGCAGACCGCTGGAAATAGCATATTAAACGAGGTGTAGGTGCAGACGCACCCACTCGTAATAAATTATATCCTGCAATGATTGCGGCCGGACCCGAGAACTTCACTTTCGAGGTTGTTGAAGAGTGCGACCGTTCCAGACTGGACGAGAGAGAAGATTACTGGCAAGATTATTTTAAAGCAAAAGAGTTTGGATATAGTATTAAATAAAAGGAGTTAATTTATGTATCGTATTATTGATAGCCGTAGTTCCGGCAAGACAAGTAGATTGATGCTTTTGGCAAAGGAAACTAATTCCGCAATTGCCTGTATGAATCCACATGCCATGAGAGCAAAAGCTCACGCATATGGCATTACTGGTATTGAATTTATCAGTTATAGTCAGCTCTTTAATGGCGAGTACGAAGGTGATGTAATGATTGATGAACTGGAAGTTTTTGTTCAAAATTACATTGATTGTAAATTAACTGGATATAGTTTGTCAAATGAGGATTGAGAATATGAAAATTATTTCTAATGCTGACCAGTATATGTATTCAATGATTAAGGAAATCAAAGAATACGGATATAAGGATGAAAATCCCCGCCCTCATTATGCGGACGGCACTCCCGCACACACCTACTCTGTAAATCATACTTTTAGAACTTATGATTTGAGTAGAGGTAATTTCCCCATTTGCACTCTAAGACCCCAGGCTTGGAAAACTGGTATTAGAGAAATTTTCACGATTTATCAGCATCCAACCAATAACATCAAAGAGATGCATGAGCGTGGAGTTACCTGGTGGGATGAATGGGATATTGGCGATGGCACTATCGGACAACGATATGGTGCAACCGTAGACCGCTATGATTTAATCAATAATTTGATTGAAGATATTAAAAATGACCCATATGGTCGCCGCAAGATTGTTTCACTATGGCAAGAAACTGACTTGCATGAGACTCCTGGCTTAGCTCCATGTGCGTTCCTTACTATTTGGAATGTTCGTGGCGAGTACCTGGATATGATGCTTGTTCAGCGTAGTGGTGATATGCTTACTGCTTCTGGCCCCGGTGGAATTAATGAAATTCAATATGCTGCATTACTAATGATGATTGCTCGTCATACTGGTTATCAGCCCGGCGTTTTTACTCACGTTGTTGCTAATGAGCAGATTTATGACCGTCATCTTGAGGCTGCTGATGAAATGCTTCGTCGCTTTGATGAAAAATCTAACGCTGATTGGGAGAAATTCCAGTCAGACCCCGAAGAATGGAAAAAGCAACGCAAGCCAATGCTCGTATTGAATCCAAACGCAACTAACTTTTTTGAAATGACAATTGATGACTTCACTATGGAGAATTATGAACCTATGAAGCCACAATTGAAATTGGAGTTGGGAATTTAAAATGATTTCTGCAATTGTTGCTGTTGATAATAATTGGGGAATTGGTTATAATGGAGACCTATTGGAACATATTCCAGAAGATTTGAAGTATTTCAAGGCACTCACTACTGGCCATGTTGTAGTGATGGGAAGAAAAACCTGGGATTCATTACCCCAAAAGCCACTTAAAGATAGACTAAATATTGTTATCTCCAGATAGCCAAGAGGTCCTCTTGGAAACATGACTTTTAGCATTCCAATGGATGAAGCTAAAGTACGAGTTTCTTTGTCTGATGATGATGAAGAATGGTTTATTATTGGCGGTGGCTCAATATACCAAGAATTCCTTTCTGTTTGTGACCGTGTTTATGTGACAAAAATTTATAAAGACCACGATAATGTTGATACTTATTTTCCGAATCTAGATGAATCGGAAGAGTGGGCGCCTGCTGCGTGCGGACAGCTACTAACATATAACGACTTAACTTATCAGTTCTGGCAATATGACAGAATTAGTTGATTTTTTAAATTAAATTTGTTATAATATATATACAAGGTAAATAAAAAAGAAAGTGAGTTATCTGTAAAAATGAGTAAAAAGCAAGAATTTATTAAGTATGTAAATGAGTTGATTGTCGCGGCTCCGAATATTCAGCCGAATGAAGATGCAAGTCTTTATTGGTCTGCGTTCTGTGGACTGGACGAAAATGGCGAAAAACCTTTGTTTACCGATAATGGTAAGTTAATTCTGAAGTTCCTCCAGGAGCATCAGGAAACACCTATGTGGAAGGCAAGAGATATTGCTGAAGGTCTGTTTATCAGTTCTCGTGCAGTCTCCGGTGCGATGCGTAAGCTAGTCACTGATGGTTTCGTCGAAAAGGTTGGTCAGGACCCGGTTATCTACTCTATCACTGACAATGGAAAAAATATTGAGATTGAATAAGGAGATTTAATTTAATTATGAAAAAGACTATGATTAATCAGACTCACATTGAGGGTATTTTGTATGAGCATGACTTAACTTTGAAGGAGTCTGGAGAGACCTCCAAGAATCCTGGAACCAAGTTCATTTCTGGTACTATCAGCATTGCAACTGATGATGCTATGACTAATATTGTTCCAGTTCATTTCACTTATGTGACTGCAACTTTCGGTTCCGGCAAGCCCAATGATACTTTCACTACTTTGAGTAATATCATTAATGGCACTTTCGGTTCTTATATGAAGGATGGTGCTGATAAGGCCGTTAAGCTTCGCGTTGACTCTGCATTGGGTCTAAATGAGTTCTATACCGACCGTAATGGTAAGGAAGAGCTTGTTTCTGCAAAGCGTAACGAAGGCGGTTTCGTTCATAAGGTTGATGCCTTGGACGAAGATGAAAAGGTTCGTAACACTTTCAAGGCTGATATGGTTATCACTTCTGTAAAGCATATTGATGCTGACGATGAGAAGAACCTGCCTGAGAAGTGCATTGTTAAGGGTGCTATCTTCGACTTCCGTAAGAGTTTGCTTCCTATTGAGTTCAGCGCTACTAATCCTAACGCTATGAGATATTTTGAGAGTCTTGAGGCTTCTCAGAAGAATCCTGTGTTCACTTGTGTTTGGGGACGTCAGGTATCTGAAGTCGTTGTTCGTCAGATTGTAACTGAGTCCGCATTCGGTGAGGACGAGGTTCGTGAGGTTAAGAATACTCGTCGTGATTTCGTCATCACTGGCGCAGCTAAGGAGCCTTACGTATGGGACGACGAGAGTTCTATCACTGCTGCTGAGCTGAATGAAGCTATCCAGAAGCGTGAGGTTGATTTGGCTGCTATGAAGAAGCGTCAGGATGAATATAAGGCATCTCGTAACGCTGCTCCTAAGGCCGCAGCTCCTGCTCAGGGCGGATTTAATTTCTAATTTAAACTGAGGAGGACATAAACATGGCAATTGATTTATTGGCTCTACAGCCTCATAAAGTTTCTCGTGACCTAAGTGGTTACATCACATATATTTACGGCGCTCCTAAGTGCGGCAAGACTACTCTTGCCGTACAGATGGATAAGGCCCTTCTAGTTGCTTTCGAACCTGGTTATCACGCATTGCCTGGTGTTATGGCACAGGATGTTACTTCCTGGGCCGAAATGAAGCAGCTGTACCGTCAGTTGAAGGACCCTCGTGTTCAGGAGATGTATCGCTGTGTTATTATTGACACTATTGACATCGCTGCCGACCGTTGTAAGAAGTATATCTGCAATCAGAATGGCATTGAGGACTTAGGTGACCTTGGCTACGGTAAAGGTTGGACTAAGTTCAAGGAAGAGTTTAATGAAGTATTCCGTGGCTTGACTCAGTTGGGTTATGCAGTATTCTTCATTGGACACGATAAGCCCGAATCCATTGATAATCCCGATGGTACTAAGACTTTGAAGATTCGTCCTACTCTAAGCAACTCCACCAAGACTGTTATCGCTGGTATGGCTGATATTTACGGTTATGCTCATCAGAAGGCCGCAGGTGAGATGTCTGTTCTGACTCTGCGTGATGCTTCTGGTACTATTGAGTGCGGCTGCCGTTTCAAGTATATGCCTACTGAAATTGTTATGAGCTACAAGAATCTTGTTAATGCTTTGAATGAAGCTATTGACAAGGAAGCCGCTGAAACTGCTGGTCAGTTCGTAACTAGCGAGCGCATTGTTGCTCCTACTGCGGTAACTTATGATTACGATGCTCTGATGGCTGAATTCCAGGACTTGGTCGGTCAGCTAATGAGTAAGGGTACTACCAACGGCCCCAAGATTACTGCTATTGTTGAGAGATATCTTGGCAAGGGCAAGAAGGTAGGAGACACCACTCCTGAGCAGGCTGAATTCGTTAGCTTGATTGTTGCTGACATTAAGTCTGACCTAATGTAAGAATTTGTATCAGGTCGGGGCGTTCCGCTCCGACTTGATTTTTTTTATTTTTTATGGTATAATATATTATAAGAAATGTAAGAAAGGAGCATAAGGTATGGCACATATGGTTCTCTGTCCTTATTGTAAATAGAAGTTTGACAGAGATAAGGAAGAATATGCGTTAATCGGTGCGCGTCGCTATGCACACGCCGCCTGTATGCTTCGTGAAGCAGAGAAAGACCCAAACTATGTAAAGAAAGAAATCATTGACCCACTTGATAATGTTAAGTGTGCATATTGTCAAAAACCAATGTCCAAGAAAGACGCAGATTGCGTTATGATTGGAAATAATAAATATGTTCATAAGGCTTGTCAAGAGCTTGAAGAGAAGCGTGAAAAAACTGATAAGGAACAGTTGGAAGATTATATTAAAGAATTATTTAATACAACTTACATTGACCCAAGAGTTAGAGCGCAGATTAAAAAGTATGTTGAGGAATTCAATTATACATATTCGGGCATTCGCAAAGCATTAGTATATCATTATGAAATAAAAGGCGGAGACAAGTCAAAAGCAAATGGTGGTATTGGTATTGTACCTTATGTGTATGAAAATGCTTATAACTACTATTATAATTTATGGCTTGCCAAGCAGAAAAATAAAGATGTTGAAGTCGAACAATATACTCCAAAGGTCAAGGAGATTGTTATCCCCAGGCCGCAGAGAAAAGTTAAAAAGCGTCCGTTATTCACATTTTTAGACGAGGAGGAGTAAATAATGGGCAGTAAGTATGTAGATACAACTGCGATTATGCAGGTAATTGGCTGCGTGTTTAATACCCCTCAGCTTCTGGAAGCGACTGATAGATATTCAATTGTCGATGAAGATTTCGCAGACCCTTTCCATAAAACTGTTTTTGGTGCGATTTATAAAATCCATGAATTGGGTGCGAATAAAATCACATTGGAGAGTATCTCCGATTTCTTATCGTCAAGACCCAAGAGTGCTGCGGTATATAAGCAAGGCAAGGGCGAAGAGTGGTTACTGAAGATTTCAGAAAACGCAATGCCATCAGCATTTGATTACTATTATGGACGATTAAAGAAATTCTCTTTACTTCGTGCATTTGATAACTGCGGAATTGATGTTACCGATATTTATGACGCAGATAATATTTTAGATACAAAGAAAAAGCAACTCCAAGAGGACCAATTAGATAATTCAACTTTGGAAGAAATTGCTGATAAAGTTGATAAAAAGATTGATGATATTCGACTTCAATATGTTGATGACGCTTTTGGAGAAGCACAGCAAGCCGGTGATGGAATTTTTGATTTGATTGAAAAATTCAAAGAGCATCCAGAAGTCGGTGTACCTCTATATGGCCCGCTTATTAATACAGTTACTCGTGGCGCAAGATTGAAGAAATTCTATCTTCGTTCTGCGGCAACCGGTATCGGTAAAACTCGTTCAATGATTGCGGACTGCTGCTATATTGGTTGTAATAAGATTTACGATGAAACTTTTGGATGGATTGGTAGTGGCCCTGCCGAGCCAGTTTTATTCATCACAACAGAGCAGGAACTTGAAGAAATTCAAACTATGATGCTTGCGTTCTTATCTAACGTTAACGAGGAACATATTCTTAATGGCGAATATGGCGAAGGCGAAGAGGAACGAATTCTTCAAGCGGCAAAGTTATTAAAAGAAAGTCCTATTTATGTAGAAGAGTTGCCTGACTTCTCTCTACAGGATGTTGAAAATAAAATCAAAAAGAATATTCGTGAACATGATGTAAAATATGTGTTCCACGATTATATTCATACAAGTTTGAAAATCTTGGAAGAAATCACAAAGCGTTCTGGTGGCGTTAAGTTGAGAGAAGATAATATTCTATTCATGCTGTCAACTCGTTTAAAAGACATTTGTAATCAGTATGGTGTGTTTATTATGTCAGCAACCCAGTTGAACGGTGATTACCAAGATAGTAAAACTCCCGACCAGAACTTACTGCGTGGTGCGAAAGCCATTGCGGATAAGATTGACTATGGTTCTATTTTGTTGTCTGTAAAAGATGATGATTTGGTATCTCTGGAAAATATATTGTCCTCTAATATTTTTGAAAGACCTACAATTAAGATGTCTATTTATAAAAATAGACGAGGACGATACAAGGGTGTAATTTTGTGGTGTAAGGCTGATTTGGGTGTTTGCCGAATTAAACCAATGTTCTGCACCACATATGATTATGAAATGGTGAGTATTGATGATGTTCGTATTAGAATCGATGAAGAGTCAGCTTTCGAGTGCGAAGATTGAGCGTGGCTCAAGAAGTAAATTAAATTTGTTACACGATTCCGATTTTGGAATTATTGATAAAAAGGAGATTAATGATATGGCAGAGTTTGTAAAGAAGAATAATAACGGCAAGAGAAACAATAACCGCAAGCCCAATAACAATACACCTCGTTTGGACGGAGCTTTTAACAAGAAGCGTGACACCATTCCCGCTCCTGATGTTTGCGCCGGCACTTTCGAGTACAAGATGGGCAAGGTCATGGCTGAGCAGATTCTCAATGACGCCAAGACTAAGAGCGGTAAGTTGCCCAAGCCCGCACAGGAGATTCTGTGTGATTATGTAAACCGCGAGTGCGGTTTGAAAGGATTCTGCGTCAAGGTTCTTGTTGATATTAATTAATGTTAGTATTTGACAAAACGAAAATCAGAGAAGCTCTAACAGACGAAAATATATACGATTTGTTGCAGGAATGGGGTGGAGACCCTGGACGTGAAGTGTTCGGGTTTACCTCCACTACCATCTGCCACAACCCTCCCGGTGAAGGAAGTAGAAAATTATATTACTATGAAAATACTGGGTTGTTTCGTTGTTATACAGGTTGTGATAGCTACTTTGATATTTTCGAACTAACTACTAAGGTCGCTAAAATCCAATGGGATAAAGAGTTCGACCTAAATGACGCAGTTAGGTGGATTGCCCAACGATTTGGATTTTCTGGCGACCATGAAGACCGTCCAGAAGATGAAGCATTAGACGATTGGAAATACCTTGCTAACTACGAGCGTATTCAAGATGTTGTTGTGAAAACCAACACGGTCGTCTTAAAAGAATATGAAAATGATATATTGGAACGCTTCAACTACTCTGTGAAGATAGGTCCCTGGTTGCGGGAGGGTATTACCCAAGCCGCACTTGACCAAGCAAGAATTGGTTATTATCCAGGAGGAGACCAAATCACAATTCCGCACTTCGACAAAGATGGTCGATTTATAGGTTTGCGTGGGCGAACACTATGTGCGGAAGAGGGCGAGCGATTCGGCAAGTATAGACCTATGAGAATTAATCGTGAGTTATATAATCATCCTCTTGGAATGAATTTATATAATTTCAACAATAGTAAAGATAATATCAAACTGATGAAGAAAGCGATTATTTTTGAAGGTGAAAAATCTTGTTTGTTATATCAATCATATTTTGGATTGGAAAATGATATTTCGGTTGCGTGCTGCGGGTCGAGTGTGTCATCATACCAGATACAAATGCTCATAGAAGCTGGCGCCGAAGAAATTATTGTCGCATTTGATAGACAGTTCCAAGAAATCGGTGATGAAGAATTTAAACATTTAAAGACTAATTTAGTAAGATTAAGAGATAAATATAAGACCTTTGTTTTGATTTCATTTATTTTTGATAAGAACATGATTACTGGTTATAAGGACAGTCCGATTGACTGCGGCCCCGATACATTTTTAAAGCTATTTAAAGAGAGGATTGTTTTATGATGAAAGGTGTTATCTGGTCTTATGATAGAGCGGGTGATGGAATTGAAAAACTAAAATATATCAGAGATAGATATATTTGGTCTGGTATTAATCCTACTAGAGAAGTTTATTCTCGTCAAAATTCTTGGGTTGAGTTTGAGAATGGCGACATATGGAGAGTTGCTAGTGCTAGCGAGTCTAGTAGAGGTATTCGCTCCAATTATGCTTGGATTGACTCCCGGTGCAGTGAAGAATTCGTCGATTGCGTTATTAAAAGAACCTTGATTTGTTATAACGGTCCTCGACATTATGAATTTTTTCATGCCAAGGAGTGATAATTGATTTGAAACATTTTTCAAATAAATAGTTGGTGGTCTACATGAAAGGAGGTTGAATTCTATGGAATATCAACTTTTAGCATCTCGCATCCCGCCTAGAGAATTAAGTGCGGTCGAACAGGTGCTGTTTAATCGAGGTATTGACCCCGAAAATGTAGAACACTATTTAAACACAACAGATGAAGATATTCTTAATCCATAGATGATTATGAATGTCGCAGAGGGCGCAAAAGTCCTCGTGAAACACATTGCACAAGGTGACAAAGTTCTAATTTAGATTGATAGCGACTGTGATGGTTATACTTCAGCCGCCGCTTTAATCAACTATTTAAATCGTCTTTTCCCCGGCTTTGTGCAATCTAATATTTACTATCGTATCCATACGGGGAAACAACACGGAATTCTTTTGGAAACCATCCCTGATGATGTAAAACTGGTTATCGCACCAGACTCTAGTTCTAATGACTATGATGAACATCAACAGTTGAAGTCCAAAGGAGTGGATGTGTTGGTAATTGACCACCATGAAGCAGATAAAATTTCCGAAAATGCTGTGATTATTAACAATCAACTTTGTGATTATCCCACCAAGTCTTTGTCTGGAGTTGGAATGGTATATAAGTTCTGTTCTTATATGGATGAACTCCTCAATGTTGATTACGCAGATGATTATTTGGATTTGGTCGCACTGGGCATGGTGGCCGACATGATGGACTTACGAGATTTTGAAACGAGACATCTGATTACACGCGGTCTTGAAAATATTCGTAATCCATACTTCAAAGGTATGGTAGACAAACAAGCGTATTCGCTGAAAGGTGAAATCACACCTATTGGAGTAGCTTTCTATATTGCTCCCTATGTAAATGCCACTATTCGAATGGGAACGCAAGAAGAAAAGCTCATGCTATTCGAGTCTATGCTTGACTATCGGGGATATGAACTAGTCCCATCAACCAAGAGAGGATGTAAGGGTCAGCAGGAGACAAGAGTAGAGCAGGCTTGTCGTAATTGCACAAACATTAAAAATAGACAGACAAAAGCAAGAGACGCAGCCTTGGAGAACATTGAACGCATAATCAAAGAAAAAAATCTGTTAGAGAATAAGATTTTGGTTGTCAAATTAGATACTTTTGCGGCCGATAGAAACCTTACTGGTTTGATTGCAAACCAACTAATGGCGAAATATCAACGACCAGTTCTGCTACTAAATAAGACAGTAGATGGCTGGGAGGGTTCAGGAAGAGGATACGATAAATCGAAATTTGATAACCTAAGAGAATTCTTAAAGGAAAGTGATTTAGTCATGTATGCCGAAGGCCATGCTAACGCATTGGGTGTTGGCATTACTGATGAAGCATTTAAAACCTTTATTGAATACTCTAATCGAGAACTCGCAGAATTTGACTTTACCCCATGTTATAAAGTTGATTTCATTTTCAATGGTGCTGATTTCCGTGGAAAAGATATTGTTGAAATCGCTGAACTCAAATCTTTATGGGGCCAAGGAGTCGATGAACCTTATGTGGCGATTGAATACATTAATGTATATGCAGGTAATGTAGTTTTAATGTCGCCCGATAAGAGTCCGACTCTGAAGATAACCTTGCCAAATGGCACGAGTTTAATCAAATTCAAGTCGTCACAAGAAGAGTATGAAAAACTCCGCTCCGAATCCGGATGCATTACTATCAACGTTGTGGGTAAATGTGAGCGCAACGTTTGGAATGGAACGGTAACACCACAAATTATTATTGAAGATTACGAAATCGTAGGAGAACAGAAATACTATTTCTAATAAATAATGACGGCCTGATAGAAATATTAGGAGGAAATTATGAAAAGAAAAATTATTTGTTTAGTTGCTATATTGAGCTTGTTATTCGCAGGATTGGCTGCTACGATTGCCATCACTGCCAGTGCAAATCAATCTATACCAACTGAACCAGTTGCTACTATTTCGGAAGCTTACATCCCTTCTGAGCCTTCTGAACCGGTTCTTGAAACCGAACCAGAAGAAGAGATAATTATATTAGAAGTTGTAGAGGTCGAGCGTGTCGAACCTGCTACATTAGACGAGGCTAATACTGCATTAGAAGATGCCATCTTTCGCAAAGATACAACAAAATCAGTGTATGAAGGATTATTGCTCTTGGGCTATGATACAGAACACCCGGCGGTAGTCATGGCTAAAACTGATTTCGAGAATGCTGAAGCAGATGTTGAGTATTATACCGAACAACAGTTAATTCGCCAAGAGGAAGAGAATTGGAGAGGGCGCGCAGAGGAATATCCGGTCGCCACTCAAGCTTGGCTCTATATGAAGAATGAACTTGGTTTTAGTGATATTGTTTGCGCTGGTATCATGGGTAACATGATGGCAGAATGCGGCGGTTGCTGGACTTCCGACCTTGACTGGGACGTAAGTAGTTCTAGTGGTTTTGGTATGATTCAGTGGTTAGGCGGCCGCAAACAGCAGTTATTTTCAATCTATGGAAATAATCCCAGTGTTGAAAACCAGCTTGACTTCGTAAAAGACGAATTATATGGAACTAATGGAGTGACTAAGCAGGTTACTGACAGTCAGCTCGATAAGATTATAAATGCAGAAACTCCTGAAGATTGTGCTTATGCTTTCGCTTGTTATTATGAGCGTTGTGGCGAAGGACATCGTTGGGTGCGTAGAGATTACGCAAGACGTGCTTACGAGTATTTCGTAGGCTAATATAAATAGGGAACATAATTTAATATTATGTTCCCATTATTTTCATTTATAGGAGAAAATAAGATGTCACAGTTACATTCAATTGCGGTGAATGGCACCGTATATGAACTACCATCAATGAATCAATTTTCAAGTCAAATACAAGATTTGGCTCGAGCTATGTCATCTACTGGGGTTACGGCTTATGAAATGACTTAGGCAATTAAAAGAATGAATGAAGTTCTTTCTCGTCTAGAATATCATAGTAGTGAGATTACTGCTATTAAAGATGACTTGCATGATTTGCGATATGAGTGTGAAAGTCGAGATGCTGCATTACAAGCAATAATTGATATAGATGAAATAAAAATAGACGAGCTCCGGTCGGCCTTGGACGAGAAGACCGAAAACCCAAATCAAAAAGGGGATTTAGAAATTTTTTCCCAAATTGAGCAAAATCCATTTTTACCTGGTTTTGTCGACCTTGATAGTGAGGACTTTATACAACAGCGACCCTTATGGGATTTTACCGTTGATTTTTAATATAAATTTTGGTATAATAAAAATAAAAAGGTGAATGTAAATGAATAGAGAAGCACAAAAATTAGTAGAAAAATTAAATAAGGTTTATGTTGACCGAGACGAATTAAATCGAGTCTGTAAAGATAGGCTTGATTTTGGCTTTGATAGTATTTACTTCAGATTTGCTGAGGTATGTGATGAATTAGCCATATATAAGGCTCGTGTTGAGCGCACTGACCCAATTGAAGAAAAGCGTCGTATGAATAGTCGTAAACAACATTTCTATATGACTCTTGAGCAACTGGTTCATGCGCATGACCAGGAGGATGATATAAAATGATTTTAACAGCTAAACAAGAAGAGGGATTAAAGATTGCGGTTTCTCGTTATAAGTCGCATGAAGCCTACACTTGTATCTCCGGCTACGCTGGCACAGGTAAGTCTACATTGATTAAGTTTATCATTGCGGCCCTTGGTCTAGAACCCGAGCAAGTGTGTTATGTGGCATATACTGGTAAGGCCGCACAAGTGTTAAAGCAGAAGGGGTGTCCTAATCCTTTTACTGCTCACAAATTGCTTTATAAAGCAAAACCCATGCCAAATGGCACTTTTAAATTTGAACCAAAACCCTCCTTGGATGATGGGTTGGAAGTTATTATTGTTGATGAGGTTTCTATGCTTCCAAAAGAAATGTGGTTGAGATTGTTGTCACATCGCATTCATGTTATTGCGTGCGGCGACCCCTTCCAGTTACCTCCCATCGACAAGGATAGTGATAATCATGTACTTGACCATCCGCATATTTTCTTGGATGAAATTATGCGACAGGCATATGATAGTGAAATTATTCGTTTCTCTATGTGGATTCGTGAAGGCAAGCCTCTTAACGAATTCCCTGCATCCGGTCAACAAGTAATGTTTGTAAAGCCAGAAGAAATCGTAACTGGAATGTACGATTGGGCAGACCAAATTCTTTGTGCGACTAACGCAAAGAGAAATGCGATTAATATGAATATGCGCCAGATTAAAGGATTCGGACCCGAACCCGCAGTTGGTGATAAGATTATTAGTTTGAGAAATCAATGGGAGTTCTTCTCTAATGGAGTTGTAGACCCAGCTCCTTTAACTAATGGCACTATTGGAGTTATCCAGCGCACTGACCGTTATGATATGAGTCTTCCATTCTGGATTAGTGAGAAAAAAATTCCTATTTTATATACAAACATGATTGACGAGAATGGTGATGTATTTAATTATATTCCCGTCGATTATACCTCTTTGACTACTGGTGAGAAATTCTTAACTGGTAAGCAAGAGTTCCAGATGCGTAAAAATCCTAAATGTCCTGACCCTCCATTCGAATTCGCCTATGCCTATGGTATTACTTGTCATAAAGCACAAGGCTCTGAGTGGGGTAAGGTAATGGTCTATGAAGAAGGTTTTCCTTATGAAAAGACCGAGCATGCACGCTGGGCATATACTGCGGCAACCCGTGCCAGTGAAAAACTCGTTTGGGTGAGACCGTAAGGTTGACTTATAATAAAAATTTTGGTATAATTATTATATAATAAATAAGTGAAAGGATATTCATATGGGAACATATTTCAACATACATAATCATACGATGTATTCGAATATCCGTTTGCTCGATTGTATCAATAGACCAAAAGACCTCATTGACAAAGCGATTGAGTTAGGTCTGTCTGGCATTGCGATTACTGACCATGAGTGTTTATCTGCACATATGGAAGTAAATCAATATGCAAAGGAGATTAAAAAGAAACATCCTGACTTTATTATCGCTCTTGGCAATGAGGTTTATTTAGTAGATAAACGAGAAAATGGTATTAAATATTATCACTTTATCTTGACTGCGAAAGATGCTATTGGACATAAAGCACTTCGTGAATTGAGTTCTATCGCCTGGTATAATTCTTATGTTGACCGAGGAATGGAACGTGTTCCGATTACTAAAGAGGAACTGACAAAAATTATGTCCAAGTATAAAGGACACGTAGTAGCATCAACTGCGTGTATGGGCGGAGAGTTATCTACGGCCGCCTATAATATGGTGTGTGCGGAAACTGTAAATGATATGGCTTCTGCAAAAGTTTTTTATGACCAGATTTGTGATTTCATCACTTTTTGTAGAGATATTTTTGGTGATGATTTCTATATTGAGTGTGCGCCTTCAACTGCGGAAGACCAGTGTGCAACGAATCGCAAGTTATATCGTATCGCAATGGCATATGATATTCCAATCATTGTGGGCACTGACTCTCATTATCTGACAAAAGCAGATAGATTTGTTCATAAATCTTATTTGAATTCAAAAGGCGGCGAACGTGAGGTTGATAGCTTCTATGAGTTTGCTCATCTGATGAGCTATGATGAGGTTTATGATTTATTAAAGGATTGCTTCGGTGATGGCACAATCGCAGAGCAAATTCTAAATAATTCTCATCAATTGAGATTAAAATATCAAGAGTATTCTCTTGAAAGAAAACAAATGATTCCTAAGATTGATTTGCCTGATTATCCTGCATCAAATGAACGATGGAGATTTTCTAGCCATCCATTACTGAATGAACTTTTAACTAGCGATAATATTCAAGAGCGTTATTGGATAAATGAGTGTCTAAAGTCTTTAGAGGAAAAAGGTTTATTATTATATGATGAATACTTAACTCGTCTTGAGACTGAGGCTGATGTTATTAAAGATATTGGAGAGAAATTAGATGACTGCTTGTTCGCCTATTTTAACACCTTCAAACACTATATCGACCTATTCTGGGAATGTGGCTCAATTGTTGGCCCAGGTCGAGGCTCGGCCACAGGATTTCTGTCTAACTACCTCTTGGGCATTACCCAGCTCGACCCAGTTAGATGGGGCTTACCTTATTGGCGTTTCCTTAACAAGGAAAGAGCCGAATTGCCCGACATCGACATTGACCTTGCACCATCAAAGCGACCCGCAATCTTTGACGCAATTCGAAGAGAACGTGGAGAACTTGGTTTGGTCCAGGTTGCAACCTTCGGAACAGAGGGTACGAAATCAGCTATACTCACGGCTTGCCGCGGTTATAGAAGCGAGGATTACCCAGATGGAATCGATGTCGACCTCGCACAATACATGTCTTCACTGGTGCCACAGGAACGAGGATTCCTTTGGTCAATCAATGATGTCGTCTATGGAAACGAAGAAAAAGACAGACGACCCGTGGCTCCGTTCATACGTGAGGTAAACAACTATCCTGGTTTGTTGGATATTATTATGTCCATTGAAGGATTGGTTAATAAGCGTTCCTCTCACGCATCTGGTGTCATTCTATATGGTGATGACCCATTTGAAACTGCAAGTTTTATGAGAACTCCAAGTGGAGATTTAATTACTTGTTATGACCTGCATAAGGCTGAGGCCGCCGGTGATACCAAGTATGACTTCCTGGTAACTGAAATTTCTGATAAGATTATCAAATGTTTTGAGTTACTTGTTGAAGATAATGTAATTGAAAAAATGGGTCTGCGTGACCTTTATAATAAGTATATTCATCCAGAAGTGATTGATACAAGCGACCAACGCATTTGGGACCATCTTGCGGCCGGTGATGTGTTGGATGTATTCCAGTTCAGTACTGGCGTCGGCTTGGCAATTGCGAAGAAATTAAAGCCTCAAAATCCTATGGAGATGACTGCGGCGAACGCTATGATGAGACTTATGTCTGAAAAAGATAAAGAGTCTCAACAGGATAGATATGTTCGTATTCAGCATCAAGGTTTGGATGTTTTCGACCGAGAAATGGATAAAGCAAACTTCACTCCCGAACAAAAAGCATTAATGCATAAGCATTGTGACCAGTATTGGGGATGTTGCGCTCTCCAGGAGCAGATGATGGAACTTCTAATGGATGTAGCTAGTTTCACTCTGGGTGAAGCTAACAATGCAAGAAAGATTGTTGGTAAGAAACAAATGAGTAAGATTCCTCAATTGCGTGAGCAGGTATATGGAAACTTTGATGACGTTCGAGTGGCAAACTATTTCTGGGAGAATGCGATTGCACCTCAGTTGGGTTATGCATTTAGCTTGAACCACTCTCTACCTTACTCATTCGTAGGTATTCAGTCTATTTATTTCGTTATTAATTTCAATCCAATTTATTGGAATACTGCTTGTTTGATTGTTAACAGTGGTTCTTTGGAAGATAATAGTGAAGAAGAGATTGTAGATATTTATGCTCCAGAAGCACAAGATTTAGCAGAGGGAGTTAAGTTTATTGACTTGCCCGATAAGTCTGCGAAAATTCGTAGAACTGCGGCAACCGATTATGGTAAGATTGCAAAGGCGATTGGAGACATCCAAGCCGCCGGCATTAAGGTTAGTTTAGCTGACATTAATAAGTCTAAGTTCGGTTTCGCTCCCGATGTTGAAAACAATCGAATTCTATTCGGTCTAAAGGGTATGTTAAATGTAGGTGATGATGTGGTTGCGGCAATCATTGCGAATAGACCATATAGTTCACCCAAGGACTTCTTGAATAAGGTTAAACCTGGTAAGCAAGCTATGATTTCTCTAATCAAGGGTGGAGCCTTTGATAGTATGGAAGATAGAAAGTTTACTATGGCCTGGTATATTTGGGAGACTTGTGATAAGAAGAGTCGAATCACTTTGCAGAATATGGGTGGTTTAATTAGACATAATCTTCTGCCTGAAAAGACTCCTGAACAGATTATGGCTCGTAGAGTATATGAGTTCAACAGATACTTAAAAGCAATTACAAAAGCTGATAAGTATACATATGCAGGAATGTATAGTCTTGATGAAAGAGCGATTGCGTTCTTACATGAAATTGAATGTGATGATATTATGGAAACAGATAACTTATCTTGGTATGTAAAAACCAAGGCTTGGGATAATATCTACCAGAAGCATATGGATGTATTTAGAAAGTGGATTGCCTCTGATAAGGAAGCTATCTTGGATGCTTTAAATACTGAAATCTTTATGCAAGATTGGGAGAAATATGCTAAAGGAACTATTTCCGCATGGGAAATGGAAGTATTATGTTTCTATTATCACGAGCATGAGTTGGAGCATATCAATAATGATAGATATGGTTTTGTAGACTTTTATAGTCTACCAGAAGACCCAGTAATTGAAAAGACTTTTACAAAGGGTGGCAAAGATATTCATATCTTTAAACTGAATCGTATCTGCGGCACTTGCATTGCAAAGAATAAGACAAAGAGTACGGTAACTATTTTGACTACAACAGGTGTTGTAAATGTCAAGTTTAGAAAAGAATATTTCACAATGTTTGATAAGCAGATTTCTGAGCGTCAAGCAGATGGTACGAAGAAGATTATGGAGAAATCCTGGTTTAATCGTGGAAATATGATTGTGGTTACTGGTATTCGTTCTGGTGATGATTTCGTGTCTAAGAAATATGCTTCTACGGGCGGTCACCAGCTATATAAAATTGATGCAGTTCTTCCTAATGGAGAATTGATTTTGAAAGACTCTCGTTATCAAGGAGGCATTGAGGAAGATGCTTAAACGATATAAGGTAAAAAATATTTATACAACCAGAGCAATTTGTGATAAGTGCGGTGGGGAGTTAATCCCCACTGGCATTTGTCTCACTACTTATCCAGCACAATATCCTTATAAGTGTGAGAATCCCGATTGCGATGGTCATGCAACATTCTGGGAGGGTGAACTTCCCGGCAAATTAGAATACGAATTTGAGGAGGAAGTTGACATATGTACAAAATTATTGCCTTAATGGGCGAAGCTGGGTCTGGCAAAGACCGTACAATGTAGGCGGTAATAGAAGCCAACCCTGACCTCCATGAAATTATTAGCTGTACCACTCGCCCTATGCGCTAGGGTGAGGCACATGGTGTCAATTATTTTTATTATACTCCAGAAAAATTTGGATAGAAAGTTCTTGATGGAGAGATGCTAGAGTGTACCGTTTTCAACGACTGGTTCTATGGCACCAGCTATGACTCCGTCCGCAGCGATGGAGTAATCAATATTGGCGTATTCAATCCCACAGGCGTTGAGTCTCTCTTGGCTCGTCCGGATTGTGATGTAATTGTCTTTTGGATTCAAACCAATGACAAGATTCGTTTATTGCGCCAGTTAAACAGAGAAGAAGACCCTGACGTTAGAGAAGTTGTAAGACGTTTTTAGGCTGATTACAATGATTTTGAAGATATTGATTTTAGTTATATCGGTCTTATCAACAATACTGAAGGCGACTTAGAAGACAACGTCAAGGAGATTTTGGTCCAGAGCGGACGCAGATTCGCTCAAGGACAAAAGTAATTAATTGATTAAGCACAAACACTATATTTAGTAAGAGGTTTTTTACGCCCACACAAAATATAGTTTTTTAAATGGAGGTTTTATTATGCATGTAATTAAGAGAGACGGCACTCGCGTTTTGTTTGACCCTAACAAGATTGTCCGTGCCATTAACAAAGCAATGGTCAGTGCATATGGCTCCGTGTATGAATCCGACACTGCAGAGGAAATTGCAGATTTGATTGGTAGTCGCGGGGTCGATATGACTGTCGAACAAATTCAAGATTTAGTAGAAGGCTACTTAATGAAGAGTGAATATCCAGAAGTAGCCAAATCATATATTATTTATCGTGACCAGCGCAGTAAAGAGCGCACTCGTCGCAGTAAATTAATCAAAGCAGTTATGAAGCGTATTGACGCTACTGCTGTTGAAAATGCAAATGCAAATGTTGATGAAAAGAGCTTCTCAGGTCGTGAGAAGGAAGCTTCTGCTGACATTCAGAAGATTATCGCTTTGGATTATACTTTATCTCCAGAAGTAGCTTCTGCTCACAAAGATATGCTATTATATCAGCATGATATGGAAAAGACAAATATTGGTGAACATAACTGTTTGTTTGTTGATTTTGGTAAAGTATTTAAAGATGGTTTCGTAACTCGTAACGGCGATATTCGTCCACCCGCATCTTACTCTACTGCTTGTCAGCAATATGCAGTTGTTTATCAGTGTCAGTCTCAGGTTCAGTTCGGCGGTGTTGGAACTGTTCACGCAGACTATGACTTAGCACCTTTTGTAGCCAAGAGCTTCCGTAAGCATATGCACAATTATCTAACTGATGTTGAAGGTCAGACTGATGAAAATGCAGATATTATTCTTGGTCAGCATGGTCCTATCGTTATGGATAATCATAAGCTAAGAGAAGAGATGCCTGCGGCTTTCACCTATGCGTTGAAGCAGTTAGAGCGTGAGGGAACTCAAGCTTCTGAGGCTATGTATCATAACTTAAATACTTTGGAGTCCCGTGCGGGCAGCCAGGTTCCTTTCACTTCTATTAACTTCGGTCGTGATACTTCTACTGAGGGTCGCTTTGTAAGTGAACATATGTTAAAGGCTTCTTTGGCTGGTATTGGTAAACATCACTTAACTCCTATTTTCCCAATTAGTATTTTCCAATATAAGCAGGGCTGCAATGCTAATCCCGAAGACCCTAACTATGATTTAAAGAAATTAGCTATTGAGTCTTTGAGTAAGCGCATTTATCCTAACTTTGTCAATTGTGATTATTCTGAAGCACATGAAGATTTAAGTAATCCAGACACATATTTCGCAACTATGGGTTGCCGCACAATGCTTGGTTATGACAGACATAGTGATTCTTATAATCGTGTCGGTCGTGGAAACCTTGTTCCTGATACTATGATTTTGCCCAAATTAGGTATTGAATACGGAATTTGTTTAGGCAAGCGTGAGACCCCGGATTTAGACGGCTTCTGGTCTGCATTCGAGGATTTATTGATGCTTTGTGAGCAAGGTCTTTTGGAGCGTTTCGATATTATGGTTAATCAGCCACCCGAGGCCGCACCTTTTATGTATCAGAATGGTACAATGAAGGATTCTCAAAGCTGCCGAGTATCTAACTATGAGGCTTTGAAGCATGGTACTTTGGCTATGGGTTATATTGGTATCGCAGAAATGTGTCAGGCTCTATTCGGCAAGAATCATGCTGAAGATGAGAATGTGCGCGAGTTCGCTTTGAAAGTTGTTAAGAGAATTAACGAATACGCTAAAGAAGCTTCTGAGCGCCATGACTTAAACTTCTCTTGCTATGCAACTCCCGCCGAAGGTTTATGTCATACCGCATTAAAGGCTTTGCGTCAGCAGTATGGTATTATTCCTAATGTTACTGACCATGAGTTCTTAACCAATAGTCACCATGTTCCTGTATGGTATGAAATTGGTATCTTTGAGAAATTAGCTGTTGAGTCTCCTTTCTGTAAGTATCCTACTGGCGGATGCATTACTTATGTTGAATTAGATTCTACATTTGTAAAGAATACCAAGGCTATTGAGCAGATTATTGACTACGCATTTAAAGAACTAAATATTCCTTATTTAGCTTTTAATTTCCCAATCGACTCTTGTTTAGATTGCGGCTACCAGGGCGAGTTCAATGATGCTTGTCCCGAGTGCGGCAGTGAGAACATTCAACAGCTGCGTCGTGTTACTGGTTATTTAACTACTGACTATCATCATTTTAACAAAGGAAAACAGTCAGAGGTTGAACACCGCATCAAACATAGTAAATTTAGTTAATCGTAGCTAACTACAAGTTAGCTACGCTCATACGAAAGGAGTAAATTCCCTTGAATTATAGTGGTTTAATTTTAAATGATATTTCTGCGGCCCCCGGTCTTTGTGTGAGCTTTTTTACACAAGGCTGTCCGCATAGATGTAAAGGCTGCCATAATCCAGAAACTTGGGATTTCAACCGAGGAAAAGAATTTACTACTGGGACTTTAAATGAGATTATTTCCGGACTGACCGCCCAGGGTATACAGAGAAATTTGTGTATCATGGGCGGTGAACCTCTTTGTGACGAAAATGCTTTCCTTACCTATTTGGTAGTCAAAGAGGTTAAAGAGAAAGTTCCAGGAGCAAAGATATATATCTGGAGTGGTTATACATATGAACAACTACAACACGCAAGTCATCCTCAAGTGCGGCATGCGCTAGAGCTTGCGGATTACCTAATTGATGGTCCTTATATTGAAGAAGAGCGTGATATTACTCTTGAAATGAGAGGTTCACGTAATCAGAGAATAATTGACTTATCTAAAAAAAATTGATATAATATTAGTATAAATGAGATAAAGGAGAGATTTGATATGGGTGACCTAAAAATCAAGAAGATTGACCCTTCTCAAATCCGCTACACTCCTACCGAAGGTGAGTTAGTTCAGACTCCTGAAGGTAAATATATGATTTGGCACGAAGGTGCCTGGAATGAAATCAAGATGGAGAGCGGCGGTATTAATATGGGTCTATATGATATGAATAAACAAATCATTTCTCAATTGCCTATTCTTGAAGATTTTAGTAAGGCGATGGATGATATTTGGACCTTATATGAAACTTACCATAATAAATATTTTATGTTGTATGGTAAAGAAATTTCTTATTTCACAGTATTTAAGATTATTGAACCTCAATATCTTGGTGAAGATGTTCTTGATTGCTGTTTAAATGTTGGTTTAGTTAAAGCTATGGATTTGACTGCGGCTGGCGATGCCGTTGAGATTTGGGTTCAGCCTCAAGACGGTGAACCAACTTGTTTATACTTATTCCCCTATGATAGTGGAATTGTTCAGGTAGGTGAATGAAATGAAAAGAGTATATTGCGAAATTCATATGTTTGATTTACATCAGAATGTTTATGTTGTAAATCCAAGTACTGGTGACAAAGAGTGTGTAGCAATTACCACTTTGGAAGAGCTACCAGAAGTAATTAGTGCTATTTGTGATGCAAGAAAAGTATATAAAGTAACTCTTGCTGGCAATAGTGTTTATGGAGCAGCTGTGTCTGAGGACATTCTTGCTTATTCAAAGAAACATTATAATTGGAATAATATTGAAGTAGAGGTAATTAAATAATGGATAAATATTTATATATTTTTTTCATAGATAATAATAATTACCAAACTTGTATATATGAAAATGAAATTTTAATTATGGATAAAACTAATAATACCAATAATATTTAGCAAATAACAGAAGATATTATATTGCTATGTGAAAAATACTTAATAAATAATATTAAAATATCTGGCAATATTAATATGTGCTATATGTTACTTGATATGTTAATGGTCAGTGAATATAATTATAAAGTAGAGGTAATAAAATGAGATATTTGTTAAAAGCTGTTGATACTTATAGAGTGCCCGATGAGGCCGCAGTTGAAGCTTTACATGAAGAGCTTTTAAATGACCCTTGTTTTGATTTAGTTGGCTTTAGCTATAAAGTAAAGCAGATTAAGGCTAAGGGTCAAGTGGTTGAAGAATATATGGTAGTTCAAGCTACTAAGCAGTTTACTGCAGAAAAAGACCCCGAAGATATGTTTGTTGTGTCTTATGAAAGGGGTTAATAAAAATGGCTATTTTTGAAAAAGTTTCTAAATATATAGATGTGGACATCGCTATGCCGGTCAGAAAGACTGCACAGTCCGCAGGATATGATATGGTTGCCGCAGAGGATTATATAATTCCTTCTGTATGGCAAATGGTTGCAGAAGCTAAAGAATTATGGCCTGTAGGCGATGATGAGTTCGTAACTATGGACCTTATGTCTAAATTTACAAAAGAGACTGGTTTCAAGCCAACTCTTGTTTCTACTGGAATGAAATGCAAACTTGACCCGACTACTTGGTTACAGTTGAGTGTTCGTAGCTCTTCTCCTCTAAAATATTGGTTAATGATGGGTAATGGTATCGGCGTTATTGATGCTGACTATTATAACAATCCCGATAATGAAGGAGAAATTTTCTTCCAGATTTATAATCTATCTCCATTTAATATTCAGATTAAAAAGGGAGAGGCCATTGGTCAGGCTATTATTCTTCCCTATGGCGTTACTGAAGATGACGTCGCAGGTGGAGAGCGCACTGGCGGTTTTGGCTCCACATCTAAGTAATGCGTCTTTTAGCATTAGACTAGGCAAGCCGAACAAGCGGCTGGGCCATATTTGAAGATGGTAAGCTTCTAAAATATGGTAAGTTTACTGCTGACCATTCTGATGTTGGAGATAGACTTCACTTTATTCGGAGTAAAGTAAATCAACTCATTAATGAATATGATATTGATGAAGTTGTTTTTGAAGATATTTAGCTTCAAGGCAATGTTGCAAACAATGTTCAAACTTTTAAAGCATTAGCAGAAGTCTTTGGTGTTTTATATGAATTATTTGTAACATTAAAGATGCCTCGAACCGCAGTTCTTTCAACCGTTTGGAAATCTACTCTTGGTATTAAGGGTAAAGACCGTCCAGCCCAGAAGAAAGCCGCATAGGCTTGGGTTGAAAAAACTTATGGTGTAAAACCTACTCAAGATGAGTGTGATGCTATTTGTATTGGTGCTCACTATGTAAATAATAAAGTCGAAGTATTCGATTGGTCTTAACTAGATAATCCCTCTTTCACTTCTTTTATTATCCAATAGAGAAGTTGAAAGGGGGAAAACTTTTATTATGGAAGCTCTTTTAGCAGAGTGGGGAACAGAAATTTTGTTCGGTCTAATTAGTGCTATTGTAATGGGTTGGGCAAAATGGCATGGTGATAAATTAAAGAAAGAAAAACTCCAAGCCGAAGAAAATGCTCGTATTATTGCAGAACAAAAGCTTGATGAAAGAATTGGTACTCACATTGAAGTTGAATTAGAACCAATTTATCAAGAATTAGAAGATTTAAGAAAGTATTGCCGCGACAATGAGAACTTAGAGAAATCTCATATGAACTTAATTGTTGCTTCTTACCGTTTCCGTTTAATCCAATTGTGCAAAGGATTTTTACGCCAAGAATACATTACTGAATCCCAGATGGAACAATTAATGGAATTCTATAAATTATATAAAGGCTTAGGTGGAAATGGTCAAGCTGAAACTTATTATAATAAGGCAATTGCTTTACCTTTAAAGACTGACGATGAGGTTCCTGTCTAAACCATAATTTGGTGAAGTAATTTTATATTTTTACTTCACCAAATTTTTTATTAAAAAAGAGATAAAGGAGAAAAGATAATGGGATGGAGTACTCATAGTGATTGGAGTTTTTCTTATTAGGGCATAGATGCTACTTATAGTAGAAATTTACTCAAATATAAAAATACTGGTTCTACACCTCAACTAATAACTGCATGCAGAATAGGTCTTGCTTCAGGTAATGGAACATACAATTAGGGAGATACTGTTACTGGATATGGATATGCATATGATGTTTATGTAACTGTTACTGATTCTAACGGAACATCGCATACGTCCAATACAATTACTGTAAGCAATAAAACTAGCGGAGGAAACTATTATAATACGGAACAAAAAACTTTTACATTTGGAGGAGTATATGTAGCCGCTGGGTCAACAGTAACTTTTAGATTTCATTTTGTTCGTAAATCAAATCCTACTATTGTTATTATCAGAAACCGAGGAGATAGCTCTACTTATGGAGGTACAGTGATTAATGGTGGAGGATTAGTTCGCATTAATATTGATGGAACTGCCAATGGATGGAAGAGTGCAATACCATATGTCAATGTTGATGGAACTGCTAATGGATGGAAAGTTGCTATTCCATATATTAACAAAGATGGTACATCTACTGGGTGGGCTATTTGCACATAAAAAAATAAAGGGTCGTATATGAATAAATCATATACGACCCTTTTTTTATTTCATTTTAATTCCATTATAAATTCTATTCGACCATTTGATTATCTCGTCTCCATATTTAGACATTAATTCTGCTACCATTTCCTCTTCATCGTATGATAAATCTACTGCGTAGCTAAACATACAAGCATGAACAATTTCGTGGCATAGCACTTCTTTAACCTTAGCTGGTTTGAGCGTCTTGTCTATGTAAATAGTTTGCGTAACTTTATCACAAACTCCAAGAGCATGAGTCATCCAAGGGGTTAGTAGCATTGGATGAGATGGCGAGACCATTCGGACTCGCCATCTCACTCCATTGATAATCATTTCATTTGACCGATTTTAGAAGCCAATGCGGTAATCTTCTTTTCAAGATATGCTTTCTCCTCTGGAGATGCGTCCGCAATCATTTCAGTGATGTCTTGAGATAGCTCTTGCATATACTTCTCTAACTCACGAAGTTGAGTAGCTTTATCTCTCTTCATATCTTTGGCTTCCATATACATTCTGCGGCTATTGTAGCTGCGGCCCTCACGCTCATCGCGATACATGGTTCCGTTTCCACGGTCCATATGACTAGTTCCGTTATCCATATAACTGGTACCATTTCCAGACCCGCCGTCCATATACATTGGGTCATTATAGAAGGTTCCATCAGCTCTACGACGACGTCCCTCGTCGGCGTACATCATTGGATAGCGAGAGCCACTATAATACATGCGGCTGTCACCATTTTCCTCTTGGTGATGGCCGCCTTTTTTCATTTCAAACTCCATTTCTGAGCCATTGCCTTTCATAGCTTCAGTGACGGTGCAATAGTAGATTGCCTCCTCTAAATCTTTAATCATATCAATAGCTTCTCCAAGCTCTTTGGTATCTACCTCACCTAAATCACATAGCTGCATTTCAACAGCACACATTAGAGTTTCTTTCATATGCTTTAATCTTTCTTCATGCATATTTATTCCTCCTTTCAAGCGGTGCGGTCAACAATTAAATTAGCATTTTGAACATCAACATCATCAGTTGTAATATTCTGAACACTAATAGTTACACAGCATCCACGAGGAACATCGACATATAAAGAAGCATATACATTGAAAAATTGCTCAACTGCCGCTGGGGTTACTGTCATAGTAGTAGCACGTACAGGCTCACCATTGATAGCAATAACTAAAGAAATTGGGCCAACTGTTCCGTCCGCTGGTAGTCCAATGTTAGCTCCAAAAGAAACACGGAATCTAGCCCGGCATTGGTCGGTTAAACCTCTTAGAGTAACTAAACCACTATCATCACGATGACCAATCGTAGCATTACCACAAATCACAGTATCAGTGAAATAAACATTTTGATTTGCTGGAACTGTCTGAAGAGCATTAGCAATAATTTCCATAAATTAAACCCCCTTTAGATTAGAAAGTACCGAAACCATTGCCGCATCCACCAAAGTAGGTATTGCAGCAGTAGGGATTAGGAACGGTATAAGCGGGAACTGGGCATGGACGTAACTGATTTACCAAGTAAGCGTTCTGTGCGGCCTGGGAAGCCTGGAACTTCAAAGATTGGTTATCAGCAGTCAAAGTAGCAATCTTATCATTAGTCAAGAAGTCTAAGATAGAACGAACACCAGCATTATTAGCATCAATAATGTCACGGGTGCTGTCTGCGATTGCGCGACGAGTGTCGCAAGCCTGAGTTGCCATATTATAGTTAGTCTCTGCAAAGCCACGCTCAATTGCACGGCCAGTCTCGCAGCAACAATCACTAATCTGGTGACCTAAAGTGTTAAAGCCACTCTGAATATTGTAGCCAAGAGTGCAAACAGCAGTATCTACTCCATGGAAACCACTCATAATAGAGTTATTTAATGCGTAAGTAGAATCTGCCAAACCATAAGTCTGGTTGTCTAATTTAGAAATTAAAGTTTGCTGGTCAACTGCGGCACGGACATCAGCTTGGGTAGCACAAGGTGCTTCATAGCCGCCACCAAAGCCGCCAAATCCGCCGCGGCCCCATCCTGCGAACAAGAATAACAGGATAATCCACCAGCCATTATCGCCCCACATACCATCGCCATTGCGATTACCAGTTACAGCAGCGATATCAGATAAATTGTAACCTTTTCCATTAAACATAATTGTGTCCTCCTTAAATTTTAATTTTGATAGCCTAATGCACGTTTAAAGGCTTCGAACTCCTGGTCGAAATTAGAACCGCCCTATTGAGCGTAAATATTACGAACTACTTTCTCTAGTTCGTCGGTTCGACCTTGTTGAGCTAAATTTAGGAGATTTTTTCCGAGGGGATTGTTATAGGCTTGTCCTTGTAAAATTGATAACATCAACTGTTGAGGATTCCGCCCGGATTTAATCATTTGAATTAAAACATTTGGGTCTACTGGATACATCATTCATACCTCCTTAGAATGATAAAATTTCTACTTTCTGTTTCTGCGGGGCGGGTGCGGCCGGCTCGGTTGGCTTTTGAAGTGATTTAATATACTCCAAGACCCGCTCAAACTCTTCTCTCGTTACAAATTTCTCAACGGATGGCAATACAGCGCTCTCTTCTTTTTCAATGGGTAATTCCCTTAATTCATACATACATAATGTAGCGGTACCATCCATATTTATTTGTTTTGTGTAGATTCGTTTGTTCGCCAAATCTGGAAAATAGAATACAGAACCATCGAAGTCAATAGAGGTTGCACGGGCCTCTTCCAATGAACTAACCAAACGGCCTTTCAGTCCTGTTTGCGGCGGCGCCTGTCGTAAATAGGGCATCTAGTACATTGATTGCTATTGGGTGACTTGTGGAGTCTGTGTAGGTTGCTGTGGATAATAATTATAGTTGGAATACATATGTAAGGTCTCCTTTCCATACAAAAAATTTTCATTATCCATCCCCTCATAGTATAGTGAAAATTAGGACCGAAAAATTAATCTAAATTGACCAACCGGGGACCGAGACGAGTTCCCACTAGGACCTCGAGAATGCCATTTTAGGAGGGAATAAAGATTATTTTTGTGTTGGGACAATTCTTTTTGAGGACCTCTATTGGCGGGAAATAGGAAGAAAAAAGTCAAAAAAAAATACCTGAAAGATACTTTTTTAAGCATCTTTCAGGTATACAATTAATTAGTTAACTATATTTAAAATAAACTGAACCAGCAGGAGCTGCACCAGATGGGGCTGCAGTACCATAGCCAGTCATACCGACAATTTGTAAGAATGTAGTACTTCCTTGAGTATTATTATTGATATATAATTTACCGTTAGAAGCAAGACCTATTTGCGCTGCAACACGTCCACTCCAATGGAAACTTAAACGAGGAGCAACTCCCCAAGTATCAGATTGAGCGCCGCCAAAACCGTATTCACGAATTTCAACTGCTGAATCACTATAAGCAGAAGTAGATGTTGAAGTACCTCTATTTGCAAATCTTGCGCCATAAGCAAATAAATCACCATAGAAATTCCAATGTTGTTTATAATCTACCCAATTACCAGCGATATCGCAAGCTCTAAATTGAATAGTGTCACTAGAATCATTAGCGCCCATACCAGTGTAATTACTACCAGGTTTATCCCACATAAAAGCAGCGCCATTACTAGTTTGTTTATATCTATAGCCAAAGATTGGTCCAATATTAACTAAAATACCAGCTTTAGTTAACGTTAAATTACTTCCAACACTATTATTATTTTCAATACAGAAATCTCCAACTGCACCATAAGTACTTCCAGCTGTTCCCCTACGACCGATTAACCAACCGCCATCATGAGTGCCTTCTACAGTATTCGTTCCAGAGAAGAATAAGTTAGACCATCCATTTGATGCAGGTAAAACACGAATACCTTCATTATAAGAAGAACCATTGCCTTTTACAACCAAACGACCATCAATATAAGTTGCACCAAAAATAGTAAATGGAAAAGCTGTTGCTGAAGTCTAAGCGCCATTTACAGAAGTTTGATTATTAGTTTTATTATAATAAATAATCCAACGTCCTTTTGCTTCATTATACAATCCTTGATGAGGGTCACTTGACATCAATGTCATATAACTAGTACTATTACCAAGAATAATGCCTTCATATCCACCTCTAACATTACCATACATCATAAAACCGCCATAACCTGTTACAGTATTTGGGTATAAATGATTACCATAAGAAGCATTATACCAACCTGTTGCGCCACTTGAACGGAACCAATTAGAACAAGATACAGAGCCAGTTACTCCAGCATCATAGCCAGTATAAATTCTATCGCCACCAACAATTGGAGCATATAATAAACCAGATTCAACATTAAATGACATACCTTTATCATAACTATTTTCAGTACGACTCGTAGTAGAACCAATCCAATAAAATTGTTTGCCTAATGTACCAAAACTAAACCACTTAGCAACATTAGCATGACTATTAGTTGCACGTATCCAAGGATTATAGCTGCCATCATTAGAATAAGTATTTACATTATAAGCACCGTTATTATAACGCTAACCATCAATCCAAGAAGAAGGTACTGTTTCAGATAAGTAACGACCTGAAGAATATGTCATTCCAGCTACTTCTAGTTTATAACTGGGAGTACTACCATTAGCAATTAATTTACCAATCGCAACACAATTATTTTTAATTTGTAAACCGGGAGTTATTTTAGTCCATCTATCAGCAGCCATATTAGTAATAGTGTCTTCACCATTAACAAACATAAAACTCGTAACTACGTTTTTAGTAGTAAATAACATAGCTTCATTACCACTTGTTTGATAACTAATTACACCATCATAATCACTATGTCCAGTGCGGAAATTTAAACTTGAAATATTTCCGCTCCAACTTAACGTTCCACTCATGGAATCGCCAGTTACATTTACAAAACGGCTATCGGCTTCTGCTTCGGTGTAATATCGAGCATCTAACTTG